CAAGATTTGACAAAAATCCGCCGTTCGTCGGTTTCGGCGCGTTCTGGCGCCGCATTGCTGCGCCGCACAATATGATATTTATTTGCCTATTTATTAGGCACGTACATTTTCTAAAATTTTGGCGCGGAAACGCGCCGTGTCGGCATAAAGAATACAACATTGTCAACTCTTGTTAAAAAGAATTGAATTTTTGCTAATGTACGCAAAATCGGGCTAATGTACGGTCCTTTAATGTTTCAAGTCCGAATGTGCATCAAATTAAATGCACTGGCACACTCTTTAACACTGTTACACGCCGATTTGACATTCCATTTAACAATTCGCCGGTCGGCCCGTCTGACCCTGTTTTTGCCCAATTTTTAAGCAAATTCGGCCCGATCTATCCCACATCACCAGTGTGGTTATCCGAACCCTTCCCGACGCACATCACACCCTTTCCAGTCAGTGCATTAGCGCCGACGCATTTCTAAAACAACATATTTGTAATAGGTTGTAACGCGAGTTGACAGACTATCCGCATGGAATTAGATTTACGAGCATGTTCAATCAAGGTTACCAATTTGTAACTATGAAAAGTATTTTTGAAATTTTGCCGGACGGGCGTTGGCTTGTGTCTGGATCGGACAAGGTGCCAATGACGTATGCCATTGCACCGGTTAGCGATTTGGTTCCAGCGAGCGTCACGGATGCTAAAACGCTAATGGAATTTGAAGTAGCGTCTAATGTCGCTTGCTATTACGATATCGGTATGGATATTGGATACGTGCTTAATAACGACGGAATCGTGTGCGTAGATATCGACGTCAAGAATTCCAAGAACGAAGACGACGCCACAATGTGGACTTCCGATGAAGTCAAAGCAGTACAAAAAGATATCTGCCGCCGTTTTGCGGAGGCCGGCGCATATATCGAACGTTCGCGCAGCGGGCAAGGTTATCATATTTGGATCAAATGCGCGCAATCCCTACTTCCGTATCTGAATCGCCGATCCAAGAAATATAGCATCGAAATTTATTCGGACAAACGCTATATCGTTTGTACGGGCCAGCGACTGACGGGTAATGACGAATTGATTGATGGGTCGATGCTGGTCTGGGAAACGTTGGGAATGCTGGATATGCAAACCCGCGAGGTTTCGACTGTTGTACCCGGACAGAATGTGGCTACCAGTGCTGCGAGTGCTGCAGCGGGTGTCCACACGCTGCTACCTGCTGTCGTGACTGTTGATGGCGAGTTGAGTGATTCGCAACTGATTGAAATGGGTTTGAGCGCGAGCAATGGCGACAAATTCCGGGCACTGTGCCGGGGTGAATGGCGTGAATTGGGATATCCGTCTCAATCCGAAGCGGATTTGTCGCTAATGTCGATGTTGGCCTTTTATTCGCGTGATGATAATCAATGCTTACGCGTATTCCGCCTAACCGAATTGGGTAATCGGGATAAAGCGAAGCGTACCGATTATCTACATCGAACGCTGAAAAGCATCCGGCGTCGCCAGTATCGGGAAAATCAAGCCATGGAAATTGCCATGGCTGTCCCGTCGCTGGTTGCGGAAACGGTGGATTCTGTCGAAGCAACGACAGCCGATCCCGAGACCTTGCCGGAAGTCGCTGATGAGGACGCGGTGGCGCTGGGCGAAGTGCGTCAGCTGACGGGCGTCACGGCGGCGGACGAACGATCAGTAGACCGTATCACCGGGACGGCCGATGCGTCGCTACTGGACGGTCTGGATACACACTGGATGGCCCCGGGGCGCATGGGCCGACTGGTCAATTGGATCTTGTCGTCAAGCTATCTGCCGGTCTACGAGATTGCCGAGAGTGCGGCTATCGGGCTTTCGGCTGGTATCTGCGGGCGCGCTTGGAATATTCCGGGCAGTGGTTTGAACATGTATATTCTACTAGTAGCAAAATCAGCTATCGGTAAAGAATCGATGCACACCAGTATTTCCAAAATTCAAACGGCAGTAATGAAACATAACCCGGGAATTGCCAATTTTATTAGTTTCGATGAACATGCTTCGGGACAGGGTTTGTTGCGTGCTGTCGCAGAACGTCCGTCACATGTGGCGGTAATGGGTGAATTTGGGCGCCGGCTGAAAGCGATTACCACACGGGACGAAGGACCGTTGGCCTCCTACCGCACATATCTGACGAACCTGTACCAGAAGTCAGCGCAGGGTAGCACTGCGGGTGGTTTGCGCTATTCAGACAACGAACGAAACGTGACAATTAATGGTGCGGTGGCATTTTCATTAGTCGGGGAAACCACACCGGGCACATTTTACGAATCGTTGGATTCGACGGTTATGGAAGACGGTTTCATGAGTCGTTTTCTGACGATTAGTTATGAAGGGGATCGACCGGCTAAAAATGATAATATGGCTAATGATTTGACACCGGAATTGCTCGAATACATTACTCAATTGTCGATTCATGCGGCAAAACTGAATAGCATCAATCAGGTTTGCATGGTAGAATTCGACGACAAAGCCGGCGCGTTGATTCAGGCATTTGACGATAAATGCACGGAAGAAATTCGCAAAACGGATGACGAATCATATCGACAGGCATGGAACCGGGCAGCGCTGAAAGCCAAGCGACTGGCAGCGCTGTGCGCGGTGATGGAAAACTATGTCACCCCGAAAACAACGCTTGAAATGGTTCAATGGTCGATTTGCCTTGTGCAAAAAGACATTGATAATTTCATGAACAGATTGCGAAACGGTGATATTGGTAGCGATGATTCTGCGCGCGACGCTGCGGTAATGTCGATTATCAAACAGTTGTTAAATGGGGAGGAATGGCCGCGTTTCTTGAATGGGAAGACAATGGACCCGGAAACCGGCTCTAAATTTATGAAAATGGGGGTTGTATCGGAAGCATCGATTAAATATAGGTGTCGCAAAAAAGCGGCGTTCAATACTCGAAATGGGTACATTTTCGAGACGGAAAAAATCATGGCAAACCTTGTCGCGGCCGGTGTTTTGTACCGAATTCCAGCGCATGCGTCCATGTCGGAATTTGGCACACCTGGAACGTGCTATAAAGTAGTCAAACCGGAGATTTTCAAAAATGATTAATATGGATTTGATCAAAGCTTGGTATATCGCAAAACAACGGAAGGAGGCGGCTTTCATCGAAGTCTATGGACCGCTGGAAGCGGAAGAAAAAGCGCTGCGCCAGCAGTTGTCGGCGATGTTTGAACAACGCGGCGGCGTGCAGCGGGTGGACATTGGCGGCGGCTGCCAGCTGGTCGGCAAATTCGCGGAGACGGTCGCAGTTGATGATTCACTGACCGACGACGCTATTGAACAACTGCGGAGCGCTGGGATACCAGTCGATACAATTCTTACAAAAAAATACACCTTGAATAAGCGCGCGTATGGTAATATGGACCCATCGAATCAAGAAATGGTTGATAAGTTTCTGACATTGAAACTCGGATCGTTTACACTGGATTTGGAAAAGGATAAGGAAGGTTAATTATGTTGTTTAACAAATATGACTTTAAGCCGATGTTGGCTGCCCCGGTTACGGATATTGAGTTACTACAATATCCGGTGCTGGCGTCGCCCAAACTGGACGGCATCCGATGCGTTGTCATCGACGGGGTTGCGTACTCGCGCTCGCTGAAACCGATTCCGAATGAAACCGTTCAAAAATTTTTCGCTGACGGCAAATATGATGGTTTCGACGGCGAGTTGATTGCCGGCCCGCACAATGCGCAGAATGTGTTTAACCGCTCGACACGTTTTGTCATGAAACGTGATGCGGTTGACGATTGGGCTTTCTACGTTTTCGACTGGATTCAGGGTGGCATCACGATTGAGCGTATGGGTCTGGTCGAATCGCTGGAATGGTCGCCACATGTGCGACCCGTCATCCAAACAACCATCGGCAACGTGGAAGCGCTGCGCGAGTACGAACGGGTCAGCCTGTCGCAGGGTTTTGAAGGTGTCATGATCCGGAGCATTGGCGGCGAGTACAAACATGGCCGCTCGACGCTCAAGGAAGGCCTACTGCTGAAGCTCAAGCGCTTTGCTGACGATGAGGCGTTGGTGATTGGCGTTGAGTGCCTCATGCGCAACGGAAACGCTGTCGAGACGAACGCACTGGGGTATACCGAGCGGTCAAGCGCTGCCGATGGCCTGATTCCCATGGATGCGCTGGGGGCGCTGATCGTGCGTCGTGCTGACGGTGTGGAATTCAAAGTTGGTTCTGGCTTCACTGAAACACAACGTTACGATTTTTGGTTGCGTCAAGACGAAATTATTGGTAAGATAATCACATACAAACATTTTGAAGTCGGCGCGAAAGACAAGCCGCGATTCCCGATCTTCAAAGGGTTCCGTGACGAAAAGGACATTTCCAAATGAACTACTTAAAATGTCTGGTATATGGGGCACCGGGCGTCGGTAAAACGTCGCTCGCCGCCACGCTACCAGCTCCGATCATCCTGTCGATTGAAGGCGGAACGACAACACTTCGTCCGAAAAACATCGCGCGGATGTTCGGCGAAAATCAACCCGATATCACGTACGAAATTCCAGTTGTGGAAGCCCGTGATATCAAGATGGTCGCCGACTTCATGCGGTGGATTGTGAGCGATGGTGCTGCACAATATCAGAGTGTGGTTATCGATTCGTTGTCGGAATTGACGGAAGTGTTTCTGCACTCGTTGCGGGGAATTTCCATCGATGGACGTGATGGTGGAAAAAAGGACGCACGCCAAGATTACGGGGAATTGTATGATCGAGTAATTGCACTGGCGCGTGCTATCCGTGATATTCCGAATAAACACGTTCTCGTGACGGCAAAATTGGGTACAATCAAAGACCCGATGGGTGGTGTCATGAAATTTGGCCCGGCTTTTGAGGGTCAGAAACTGGGCCAAAACATCGGATATATTTTCGATAGCGTCTATTACATGGGCGTTGCGCAAGGAGAAGACGGAAAGCCATTCAGGTATTTGCAAACACAACCCACCGCTCAATATGAGGCGAAAGACCGTGTTGGCGGTCTGGAATTCTACGAAGCGCCCCATTTGGGCAAAATCATCCAAAAATTGAATGAGGAATAATCGAATGTTTGAAAACATTTTCGCTGGTTTCGCAATTGACACGAACGATCCTGCACTGGCCGACAGTTTTGCGCCGATTCCCGAGGCCGTATATCCGGTCGCGGTGGAATCGATTGAACAAGGTTTCGACAAATCTGGCGGCGTTCGTTTCACGGCTAAAGTGCGCATTCGTGAAGGTGCGTTCATGGGACGTGTTGTTAACGAAAACTATAATCTCGGCCATTCAAATCCACAAGTTGTGGAAATTGGGCGGAAACAATTGGCCGCACTGGCGCGCGCTTGCGGCGTCAATGGCCAACTGACAAACCCGCAGCAGGTTGTTAACGTACCGACGTTCGCCAAAATCGGCCCGCAGAAGGAAGACCCCCGGTATTCACGCATCATTGCTTGGCTGACGCCCGAAGCGGCCGCAAAATTTGGTAGCCACACTGCAGCCAAGCCCGTGATGACTGCGCCGCAACCTGCCGCGTTCGTGCCGCCTGCTGCGCCGGCGTTTGCCGCACCGGTCGCGCCGCAACCCGCAGCGCCGGCATTCGTGCCGCCTGTGCAGGCCCAGCCGGCCACACAACCCGTGTTCGTGCCACCCGCCCAGCCTCAACCCGCTGCGCAGCCAGTGGCCCAACCCGCCGCATTCCCGGCACAACCTGCTGCGCAGCCGGCCGCAGCAGCACCGACGCACAAAATGCCTTGGGAACAATAAACAGCCAAATCATTTAACCACTAATTAATCTGACAAATGGTACGCATCGCCACCGAAACGCTGAAAGCAATTGAGTCTGCAATGTCGCGGGATCAGGGTAACGCATTCCGCGCGGCAGAACAGAAATGGTTACCTCAAATGGATGATGCGTACCGTCAGAACAACAGTGGTTTTCGCGCGCACTTGGGCGCATCGCTGATCGGGCGAGAGTGCGCGCGGGAGATTTGGTACGGGTTCCGGTGGGCGCAGAAACCGACTTTTGACGGGCGTATGCTCCGGTTGTTCAACCGGGGGCACCTTGAGGAAGCCCGGTTCTGTGCCCTGCTGGAAATGATTGGATGCAAACTGTTTCAAAGTGACGAAAACGGAAAACAATACCGGATATCTGACGTTGACGGGCATTTTGGTGGTAGTGGCGATGGGATCGCACTTGGTGTCCCTGATTTGCCGTCTACGGAATATTGCCTACTTGAGTTTAAAACGCACTCCGATAAGTCGTTTGTGAAATTGACGGAAAATGGCGTGACGATTGCTAAGCCCGAGCATTTTGTGCAAATGCAAGTCTACATGTACAAAATGGGTTTGGAACATGCGCTTTATATGGCCGTCAATAAAAACAACGATGATATTTACGCGGAGATTATTGCGAAGGATTCGGAAGTTGGTCGCGCACATGTTGACCGTGCGCGAACGATCATCTATTTGCAGCAGCCGCCGCGCAAACTGTCGGAAAAATCGTCGTTTTTCAAATGCAAATTCTGCGACAAACGGGATATCTGCCACAACGGGAAGCCCATGGCGCGCAACTGCCGGACGTGCATTCATGCCGCGCCGGTAGCGGACGGGCAGTGGAAGTGTGGTTACCACAACGCCATTATCCCAGCCGACTTCATCGAGAAAACTTGCGACCAGTGGAAACAGATTGATTAATCATGTTTAATTTACGATGGTATCAGCGCGAAGCGGTGACGGCGCTTTACGAATATTTCCACAACGGCGGAAAAGGAAACCCGCTGGTTTGTATTCCCACTGGTGGCGGCAAATCGCTGATCGTTGCTGAATTCTGCCGCATTTTCGCAGAGAATTGGCCGGGTAAGAAAATCGTCGTGCTGACGCACACGAAAAAACTGGTCGAGCAAAACGCGGCATGCCTGAACAATCACGCTCCGCACATCCCGTATGGGATTAACTCTGCTGAACTGAAACAACGCGATTTTCATTCCCCTATTATTTTCGGCACGATTCAATCTGTCTATAAAGACTGGGATAAGTTCGGGTTTGTTGCCATTGTCTTTGTTGACGAAGCGCATTTGGTTTCGTACAAAGAAAATAGCATGTACCGTTCGTTTTTTAATGGATTGATGAAAACGAACCCGAATTTGCGCGTCGTCGGTGACACGGCAACTCCGTACCGGCTGGGGACAGGTCGAATCATCGATGAGTACCGTGACGCGCAGGGGAAAACGCAAAAGCCAATTTTCACGGATATCTGCTATGACATTACTACTGCTGACAATTTCAATCGTCTTATTGCTGAAGGTTATTTATCGCCGCTGACGACGCGAGCGACCGAATTTGCGTATGATTTGGAAGGTGTGCGCGTTCGCGGCGGTGATTATGACGAAAAGTCGTTGCATATTGCGATGGATAAAAACAGTGCATCCATTGCCGCCATTGAGGAAGTGTGCCGACTGGGCGAGCATCGGAAACATTGGCTTGTTTTCGGCTCCGGGATTGCGCACTGTGAACATTTAAAAGAGACTTTTGCCAAATACAATATTGCGGCTGATGTTGTACATTCCAAGCAAAAACCTGCCGAACGTGAGGCTGTCATTCAACGATTCATGACGGGCGAGCTGCGGGCGTTGATCAACAACAACATCCTCACAACGGGCTTTGACTTTCCAGCGATCGACCTGATTGTGATGCTGCGACCCACACAGTCGCAGGTGCTGTGGCGTCAAATGATCGGGCGCGGGTTGCGCATCGCTGATGGGAAAACGGATTGTCTGGTGTTGGATTTTGTCCGGAATATCGAGCGACTGGGGGCCGTCAACATGGATTACGCGCCGCCGAAAAAGCGCGGTGGCGGCGGAATGGCACCAGTCAAAGCCTGTCCGTGCTGCGGTACCTACACGCACGCATCCGCCAAATTCTGCGCGACCATGGTCCAGTCGGAAAATGGTCCGGTACAATGTGGTTACCAGTTTCCCGAGCATAACCACATCAACAACCATGCGAGCGGCGCGGCAATCATTGACGGAGAAATGCCGAAGGTCGAAACGTTCAATGTGTCCGACGTTGTTTACTCAATCCACAACAAGCCCGGTAAGCCAACCTCAATGCGGGTTGACTATTATTGCGGTCTGGCAAAATTCTCCGAATGGTGGCCTTTCGACATTGGTGGTTATGCGGCGCTCAAATCACGCGAGCGCTGGGAAGCCGCCGGCGGCGAAGTACCGCATCCTGAAAACACGATGGAAGCGGTCACACGCGCTTCTATTGAATTGAATGTTCCAAAATCAATTTTGGTTTGGACGAATAAAAAATACCCTGAAATTTTGAGCCGACATTATGAAATTCTTCCAAGTTAAAGATGGAAACGCGCTGACCAATTATTTTGCTGTATTGGAAGCGAAGATCAAAGATAAAATATACCTTCGCCGCAAGGTGTTTTATTACGTTCTGGAAAATATTCCGCAGCCGCTGGGACGAATCGATGATCCCGAATTCATGTTTGAAAATTCACCATATTATATAGAGATAGATAATTTGGCGGATGTTACGTGCGTCCCTGTCAACATTCCGACGTTGGGAACGGGGATGCGTCTCATGCAAGCGGCCGCCGACGCGACGCTGCGCGGTACGGTCTGTCTCTATGCGCGCGCCGGTGTCCGGGCCGACCATGACACCATCGTTTCGCGCATCGTCTGCGAGAAATGGCACGCGGGTAAAACCCATCAAACTACGCGGGAAATGGTGCGCAATGCTAAACGCCACTGATCTGCAATTACGAATTGACCGGCTTACGGCTGACGCACTGGCGACACATGGCCCGGACGCAGTGTGGTTATACCTGCACCAGCCTGACCGCGCGAGTGAGCTCGGGTATCAGCCGGAGTTTTCCGCGCATGCTAGCGCTGCTGATGCCTGTCACGCGGCCGACGCGTTGCTGTCGCTCAACAGTGGGACCATTGACCCGTCGTGCCCGTCGTGCGGGGCATTGCGGCGTGGTGCGGCGCTCCGTATCTGGCCAGTGATCGATGGCCCACGCAACGTTGACGCGCTGGCGTGTCTCGTGCGGGTTGTTTCACGTGAAACAGTGCGGCAGGAATCAAGCGTTGCAAATTGAGCGTGATAGTTACAATTTTTACAAAAATTCGTTTGTACTGACCGCGTTTCTGATCTAATATGTAGCCATGGTGAACGAAACGGTTCGTCACCGAAACCTGAAAGGTGAGAAATGCAAGTCCAAATCGTCATGCGTCGTGTGCAGGAAGACATCACCCTGCGCGTCATCCGTCCGGAAGACTTCGTGTCGGAAATGGAATCGGAATTCATCAGTCATTCGGATAACCCGACGCTAGATGACTTTTACAAAGTAAGCGACACTGCCGATAAATGTGAATACTGGCAAACTTTCCTTTGTGAGGAACCCGATAGCGAATGCGTGATTTTCGGGCCGAATGACTGGGAATGGCTGAAAGAAACGCTGCTGCCATTCCCTGAATGGAACGTTCGCAAACTGGCCAAGATTTGGGGTGACGCTTGGCAAGTTGATGACAGATACGATTGTCAAATCTGATAACCACATTCGGCCGTCTACAGACGGCCACAACCTGAAAGGTATAGAAAAATGAAACCGAATTTTACAGAATATGAACGGCGGCAAATTCAAGCAATGATGCGCAAACAAATGCCGTGGCATGAAAATCTGGTGCTGGGGTCCGATAACATCCTGCGCTGGACTGATGATAACGGCGCGAAAATAGATATGTGGTTTGATTCGTGTGGATTGAACGCCACCGCATGCAAACGCTGGCAAGCGACCGCGTATCACAAATCCGGCGCGGATGACGAAAACGCGCGTTTCAATTTGCGCGGATCGATGCAAAAACAGGTTGACCGGTGGCGTTACTCCGACAGCATTGTGAAAATCGTCGTGTCGGATTGTCTGAAACGCAAACAATACGTCATTGCAAACACGCTGCCGACTGGCGTGCAGGTGATGGATTTGCTCGACACTCTCGAAACGGAATTCAAAATATCGGCGCAGGAAATGGGTGAGTTGCTGCACATTGTTGGCGGCTGGTCTCCGAATCGTTGGAACGCACGCCCGAGAAATGAGCAATATAACAAAATGAAAGCGCTTTGGCGGGCGGTCGCTGCGATGATCGGCCAGTTTTCGATGATACTGAAAGGGTATGACATTTTTAAAGCGCACGGATTTGACGGGCATTTTGTAGGATTCAAGAAAAATGAATGAAAAACGGTTTGTACTTTTCTGGTTGCCACATGTACGGGCGTGGTCCGTGATGTATTCGGACCGTGAACAAGCTGCGCGAGTGTTGAACAAAAAGCCGCAATGGAATGACATTCGTTTCGGCAGCACACGACTTTTCAAAGCGGCCGATGCCGGGAAAATGGTCCGGTTTTGGCTGCACAGAAACCCGACGGCTGAAACGATTGTTCAGAAAGCGGTGTTTGACTATCTGTTGGAATGTCCCGAAGCGTTCACGCAGTTTGTCGGGATTACCATTGCAGATATGGCGGTGAAGGAATTCAGGGAAAATCCAGCGCGTGCTTTTTCTCTGTATCACCAGATTTTCAATGAAGAACGAATCAGGCAAATTCCCAAAGCGGCACGCGCGCCAATTTGGGTCGATATTAAGTGAGGAACTAAATGAACGAAATTCAGCTTTGGAATGCGGCATTTAATTTTGTTGCAAAATTCCCAGGTAATGCGGCTGACGTTGCGGATAGCATGCTACACGTGGTTAAACAGACCGGCTATACGCTGGACGCTGATTATTACGTCAATCCGAGCAATGGTGTAGATTGGCTGTCGGATCAGGGATATATCAATTATGAATACGATCGGAATCTGATCCGAGTCAGTTTTAAAGACGGTTTCTGGCAGGCTGTTGAAAATTCCATCCTCATTTGCGAAAGCGAATTCTTCGACATTCCGAAAAAAGCCACCGACGGCGCGGCGTGTTTCGACATCCAGTCGGCTGACAATACGGAGATTGCGCCGAAAAATTCAGGTGTCGTCCGTACCGGGCTCAAATTCAAAATCCCGGCCGGATATGTGATGCTGGTTTTCTCGCGCAGCGGGCACGGTTTTAAAAACAGCGTTCGGCTGGCAAACTCCGTCGGTGTAATCGACAGCGACTATCGCGGTGAAGTGAAAGTCAAACTGCAAAACGACGGTGACGAAACATTCAGTGTCCGGTATGGCGACCGCGTGGCGCAGGCTATGATACTTCCGGTGCCGAACGTTTCGATGGTTGCAGGTGTGGTCACCGAAGACACGGAACGCGGCGCGGGCGGTTTCGGCTCAACAGGAGCTTGATATGCGCATTCTGGTTTCAGGTATTCCCGGCGCAGGAAAAACGACAGTCATTAATGACGTGCTGAATTCGCTGTATGATAAACAAGACTGGCAGGGCATTATCCGGTATTCGGATACTCTGTTGGGTCAAGACGAATCGGCCGTGTCTAGGCATATTAGCGCCGAGCAAACAATGCGCGACGAATTCGACGCGACAAACGATGGGTTTCCGTACCATCGGGATTTGATTTATTGCGGTCTCAAATCAGATATTGACTATATATGTGAATATCCGTTCGGCGACAGACCAGCACCGGAGCATTCCGCGTTTTTCGATGTGGTTTTGAATGTGTCGCAATTCAACTATGGCAAAAAATTTATAACCGTATTGAAAAATCGGTTTGGAAAAGCAGGTCAGTTGCTGTCGTTTGAATTTGTCAAAACTGGTGACGAATTGGGAATCAACATCACGGAGCGTAAATATGTCGAGTGAAATTAACAAAGTTCTGGCTGAACGCGGTGAAAATTATGGAGACTTCGTTTTTGTAGCATTCCGTTCGCAGCAAATCCAAAACCATTTGCGTGCACACGATCCGGAGAAGCAATACACATCGACGCAACGTGAAGCATTGCAAATGATTGCGTCAAAACTCGCACGTATCGTCATCGGTAATCCGAATCATCGGGATAGCTGGATTGACATTGCAGGATACGCGCAACTGGTTGCAGATAGCATCGTTAAATCCGAGACGAAAAACGAAGACCTAAAATAGTGTTTCACGTGAAACAATGATGATGCGATATCCTGTTACAAATTGAGTGTAAGAGTCACAATTTTTACAAAATATTTGGCAACAGGGTATTGCGTCGGAAATTGTTCAGCGGTAATATGCAGTCACGGTGAACGAAACGACACCGACAACGAAACCTGAAAGGTGAGGCAATGAACAAATTCTCGAAAATTGACAAACTGGTAGCACTTGGAACCGCTGCTGCTGCCGTCGTCTTCGCTGTGACCCCTGAAACCGATCCGGTTGTGACGGATTGCGTGCGCAACTGGTGTGCTCCGGTTTTCTTCGATGGCTGGAAACTGCTGGAAATTCTGTCGGCCGCGGCGATGGCTGCTGGCGCATGGTATTTCTGCATGAAAGATCAACAAGCGGATTACTAAAATGGGCTACGTGAATCGTCAATCGGTTTTTGCAATTCTGCAAAAATACTACACCGGTCAAAATCTCATTGACAAATTTGACCGGACCATTGTAGAATTTAATCAACGTTCGGGGGAAATGACCGAACGGGAAATTCTCAACTTCGCCAAGGAATGCTGAAATGAATACGCGTACTTTTGAAAAATTCGCCGCCGAGTTCGTCGAAGATGTGGGTTCTCTGTGGGGTCCTCGTGTGACCTGCGTGCTTCTGATTGTTGGCATCGTGACGGTCCTGTTCGGAGTGCTGCTTACGGCGGCCACACTGGTAGGCCGCGCTGCGGGTCTGGTATGAACATCGATGACTTCTTTGCCATCGTGGCACTTGTTCTGATGGCATTTCTCACTTTCAAAGGTTTTTGACAATGAACATCCTTCTTTTCCTCGCTGTCTGGGCTCTGTCGTCCTACTGGATTGTCGAGATACTCGCCAAAAAACTGGTCAATCTCCCCCTGGACTGGGCCACTGTGACCGCTGGTGTGTTGCTCGGTCTCTGGCCAGCGTCATGTCTCTACATGATCGCGGAGATTTTTTGATGGAATTCACAATCGCATTCATCATAGGTGTGGCTACCTTCATCTTGATTCAAATCAACGTTGCAGGTGATGAGAATGAGCCCGAAATGCAGAAGCTGGCTAGGATCGCAGTAGGAAAAATGATCGGAGCTGTAATCGCAGCGTCGGCAATCTTCATGCTGCTGATGCTCCTCAAAACGTACGTGTCGTTTGAAAACTGACAGTTACAAACTCTTACAAAAAATCTCTTGACGGAGAAATTGATCGATGTAGAATGCATACATCGAATCGACAAACGCTGATTCGCAAACCTGAAAGGCTAAATCATGAAACGCACCGCAAAAACCATCATCGCCGCTTCCCTGATCGCACTTCTTGCCGCTTGTGGCGGTGGCGGCTCCGGCTCCGGCGCTCAACCTGTCACCAGTGTGGTTAACCCGACCAAAGTCGTCATCACTGAACAGGTCACCGAATTTACCCCGCAAATGCCGGTATACGATCAGACGACAAAACTTGTGGTTGACACGACGAAAAAGCCCAGCGTTTATGAAATTGGCGAGGCGTACCGTTGTCTGATGAATCTGGTGTCTGACGAAAGCGACCGTCAGCCAACTTCGGACGAACATGCGATGATCGCTAAACTCGAATCGTGGTATTGGGTTCGGTTTGGAATGCTGGCACAAAGCGGTGAGAAATTCGACGTAAAAGCGTCACTGATTCAAACTGAGCTGGAAATGAATATGCTCAAATCCAACTTTTCGTATCGCAACTATGTCGGCCGTATCATGTCCGCCGTGTATCCGGCAATGCTGGTCAAACCTGAAACATGGGCGGAGGCTGTCGACGACTATTTCAAAACGGCTGATCATGTATTGAACCGGGGTTAATTTACCCCAATCAATGAGTGACTTTAACTAAATTCGGAGAAACAACTATGAAAAAGACCATCATCACCCTTTCCCTGATCGCCGCCGCTGGCGCTGCGCACGCAACGAATACCCCGAACGGGGATTGCGTCGGCGTGAACGCATGCAAGACCAACAGCGACAACCGAACGACGCACAACACCCCGACGGCCAACGGCGGCCACCAATGGCAGCAGCAGCACCAGAACGCATCGGCCAGCAGTGGCGGTAACCACATTGCTCCGCAGACCAGCGTCAGCTACTCGGCGCCGAATCAGTCGCAGCAGTCGATCAACGTCGGCAACGGTAGTAGTAGCTATCGTTATGTCAACGTCCGGCCTGTCACTGCGTCGGCGGTTCCTGTCGTCGCACCGTCGGCCAACATTACCAGTATCGTCAGTCAAGAATGCGGCCCACGACAACGTGTGGTCAAACGAGACGTTAATGGTCGAATCATCGGCGTCTTCAAAGACACAGAGGCTGTCATCGGCGAGGATATGCACCTGATCCCCGATGACGAACCGTATCGGCGCGTGCAAGTGACCCCGGATATCGTGCTGCTGATGGGTCACCGGATTGTCGAGACTACCAGTGTGGTTACCACATCCACTAGCGGCGCGTTTGCATTCGGTGCCAACGGTAGCAGCGGCGCCGGTGGCTCAATCGGTGGCAATTCGGGCGGCGCACTGCAACGGATGGTGACGACGATTCGTCTGCACGAGTGTCAAGCGTTTGAATTCGACACCCGTCCGCTGAAACCGCGCGGATAATCGATTAATCAACTGGACGCCCGTAGAAATACGGGCGTTTTGAAAATGAACAATGAAACACAAACGATTCGAGTGATTCGGTTCAATAAATACAACGTTGCTTTGCTGTTGATATTTTTGATTCTTGGGATTTATCAATTTATTCGAATTGCGATTGATTTTATTGCGGTTATTGCAAAATGGCTGATTGGATAAACCCCGATGCTAACCTGCGGTGGGTTGTGGTGGATTTGCAAAACTATAGGCTGGTGCGAATCGCCGAAAGCTTGCGAGCGGCACAATTGTTTCAAATTGTCGAATGTTCGCATGTCTATAGCCGGCTCGCGTCAGTGCCACCCGACTATCGAAATTTCCAACCGTGCCGACAGCAGGAATGGAGCGCGCTTTTTCGGAACGTCACCGGTCAAGAATGGCCGAAAAGCACCGGAGTTTCAGCAACAACAGTGCTTGCAGTACTTTGTCAGCACGTTGTACCGGATCGACTCAACGTTAACGCGGCCGCCGCAACCCTGCGAACGACGTTTAGCAATCCCGAAACAGACTGTTACAACTTTGTCGGAAAATGGGTTGACGAAACAGGAAAACGCTTGGTAGAATGCAGTCATGATGAGATTCGGGAACGACGAATCGATCTAACATCCGACCAGTTACAAGCACTGGTCAACAAACTTTCCAAACTTTGAGATTGGGGAACCAAAAAATGACGACTGATCTGGATTTTCTGGCCGACTTCGACGCTGAACCTGTCGTGAAAAAAGCCAAACCTGCCGCCGTGAAAACTGAAACTAAACCCGTCGTGTCGGAAACCGACGCACTGGCCGCCCGTAAAGCCAAATTCCTGGCCGCCAAAGAAAAGGCCGCTCAGAAAGCCGCCGAACGTGCTGCCGCTCGCGCTGAACGCCAGTCGCGCAACAAACAGAATGGTATCCCCCAGCCGCGCGAAGGTAGCACTGGTGCTATCGTGTGGGCGGCGCTGGAGAAACTGGCCGAAACCGTCGAACCCGAGACCATCAATTACGCGATGATCCGTGACGATATGGAAGCCCAGTACATCACGGAAACCGAAGGCCGGGGCGCACTGAACCGGTGGCGCAAATTTAACGGCTTCCCCCCGCGCAAAGCTGGCCGCCCCAAATCCACCGCTGCTGTGTGATAAACTGTAGTTTCTTGGCATTATGTTGAGGATTAACCCGGGTTTCGGCCCGGGTTTTTTTCGCGTGTTTCACGTGAAACATTCAGCTAAAATCACACAGTTACAATTTCTTACAAAGAAATTGTTGACCCTGAAAATTAGTTGATCTAATATGTAATCACGGTGAACAAACATCGGAACAACCTGAAAGGAAAGCAAAATGGCTTGGCTGAAAAACATCGAAGACGAAAAACGCTTGTTCCACGTGAAACAGGCCCCACGCAAAATGCCGAAAACGGATGATAAGTTGGAACGTATTCGCCGCAGTCATGGTAAGCGTCGCGGCACCGACACGATTCGATACGGGGTTGATGAGACGTCGGAGCGGTTCAGCCCGTTTGAAGCCCTCTCGTCGGACGACGGGTTTTGATTACCTGCACGCTCACCCTAGCGGCCGCGCTGCTGGAATGCCCGGGGTTCACAGCACCGGTGCTGGTCGGGAAGGCCACACCACAGGGTGACCACATTGCCCGGCCTGCCAGCGCAGCACAGGCGATACACTATGCCGACGGTGGTCCGGGCCTGGTGCTGGCGCTGCACCCAGTGTGGTCACCCGAGCGCGCCGCACTGCTGGACCAGTCACCGGAGCGCCGGCGATATGTGACGGATGGTTGCGTCAACCTGTCGCCCGCTGACTTCGCCAAATTGCCGAAAACCAAATTTAGGTTTGTAATCAAATGATTGCCGTGCATTTGTTGACGTTCAAAGCCAAAGATGACGATGAATTTTTGGTGCAAGTACTACCCGATTTTCTGGACCGATTTCCCGATAACCTGGAATGTTCGCTAAGGACGAAAGAGTTTTCGGCATACTGGACGCTGACGGGTGAATTAGAGATTCTGTTTTGCGTCATCGGTTGGGATTCCAATTTTGCGTCGGTGTGGTATATTCGGGATATTCCGGATTTTTCACCCATCGAAGTGCTAAAACGCATGCAAGACCAGATCAAAAATGCAAAAGGCTATTAAATTCGTTGCACAAATCCTACGCGGGAAAAAGGACGCGACGTTCATTTTTCAACGCGGGCGAATCTGCGCCGTTAACGGCCCGTTGCGTGCCGAACATGCGTTCCCCTACGATTTGGACGGCGCGTGCGACGCTGGTGCGCTGATCCGGTCGGCAGCGGCGCTTGACGAACGGGATATCGTCATTTCGCAAACCAAAACGCGGATAACGATTAAACAGGGCGCGTACAAAGCGCAAATCCCCGTCAAAAACGAACCATATCAATACGCGCCGCTGACGAACGAAACTGACCCTACGGGTTGGGTTGGGCTAGACGCGCTGACAAAATACACGGCCGAATCCATCCGCCCATTCACACGTGGTGTCATCCTGCAAAACGGTCGTGCCTATGCGACCAATAACGCGGTGTTGGCGTCGCTGCCCGGCCCGCAGGTTCCGCAATGCGTCATCCCGGCGCGCGCTATCGACATTGCCGCGAAAATGGGCGCTACCAGTGTGGCCATCGAACGGAATGGTATCGAGTTCCGAGCCGGCGATACGGCAACGCTTGCGGCTCAACTGGTGGACGCGCAGCCGCCCGATATGCGGTCATTTTTCGACGGCGGCTATGCGCCGGCTCCGCTTCCGGAATCCGTTCGGGTTGGCTTCGGCAAGATCAAAACCGGAGATTCCGAGTTGCTCGAATTCCGCGACGGGGAAATGATTTGTGGAAATGAATCCTACGATATCGGCGAATTCCCGGATGGTATTTTCTTCAAAAAAGCCTTTGCGCTAACCCTTCTCGATATCCAACACTTCGATATGCGCCCGAATCAAAATTCGGCGATGTTTTCCAACGGTTCAATGTTTGGCGTAATTTCCCGCAGAAAATGAAAGCATTTCACGATGGCCTTTTCTACGCGACCGCAGTTGCGCCGGATCAAAAACTGATCCCGGAACCAGTGTGGTTATCCTCATCCTACCTGCCGAATTATGACGACGCACATCGATTCGATTTGCCGATGTTGAGCAATTCAGAATTGGTCAAATCGTATATGGATGGAGACGTTTTTGTATTTGACATTGAATCGTATCCCAATTATTTCCTAGCGGCGTTTAAGAACGTCAAGACTGGGAAATACGTGTTATTTGAGGATTCCGAAACGCGCAGTTTTGACCCGGCTAAACTGAAATGGATGCTGGAAAAATGCAACCTGATCAGTTTTAACGGCATCAAATATGACTGGCCGGTTACGACGATTGCGGCCAATGGCGCGTCGCGCGCCGAATTATTCAGCGCCACCGAACGGATTATCAGTGACGGAGTTGCGCCTTGGCTGTTACTCAAGTCGATGCGCGTTAAGCAGATTCAGGGTAACCACATTGACCTCATAGAGGTTGCTCCGCTGCAAGGATCGCTGAAGATCTACGCTGCCCGGGCGAACGCACCGACGATCCAAGACCTGCCGTATCAGCCCGGAACCGTGCTGACGCCGGAGCAAATCGAGTGCGTCCGCTGGTATTGTTGCGCATCGGATATCCCGGCAACGGAGAGGCTGCTAGGTATCCTGAAACCGCAATTGGAATTGCGTATGTCAATGTCCAATGAATACGGCACTGATTTACGCTCAAAATCCGACGCGCAAATTGCGGAGGCGGTAATCTCGCATGAATTGTGGCTGCTGCACGGTGAGAAACCGACGGTGCCGGATTCCACATCGATCCCGCCGACGTGCCGGTATGTTGCGCCGGAGTACGTGCAATTTCAAACGCAACAATTGCGCGATGTTCTCGATTTGATTCATTCGGAGATTTTTTGCATCGGTGAATCTGGTGCCGTCACGCTACCGGATTCACTTAAGGATTTAAAAATTACGATCAATAACGGCACGTATCAAATGGGTATTGGTGGTTTGCACTCATGCGAATCTGCGCGCGTGACGAAAGCCGACGATAACCACATTCTGGTAGACCGCGACGTGACTTCCTATTATCCGTCGATGATCCTCAACATGAAGCTCTTCCCGAAGCAGCTGGGACCGGAGTTTCTGGAAATTTATCAAAGCATTGTTGATCGGCGAGTTGCTGCAAAACACGCCGGCGACAAAATTACGGCCGATAGTCTCAAAATCGTTATCAACGGATCGTTCGGGAAATTTGGTAGCAAATACTCGGCACTGTATTCCCCGCAACTGCTGATTCAAACGACGATTACGGGGCAGCTGCTGCTATTGATGTTTATCGAAGCGCTGGAAATTAGCGGAATTCCTGTTGTCAGCGCCAATACGGACGGTATCGTCATTCATTGCCCGAAAGACAAGATCGAGTTAATGGATCGCATCGTCAAATGGTGGGAGCGGGTGACGGGACTTAATACCGAAGACACGCATTATTCCGCGTTATATTCGCGTGACGTGAATAACTATCTCGCTGCGAAAATTGGCGGAGGATATAAGGGGAAGGGGATTTTTACCCTGCCGAAAGATGGAAGCTCTGATGCACTCAAAAAGAATCAGGATGCGCCGATATGTGTGCAAGCAGTAGCCGAATATCTGGTCAACGGGACACCAATCGAGAAGACGATTAACGACTGCGCCGATTTTACGCGGTTCGTTGTGGTACGAACCGTCAAGGGTCATGGCGTAAAACTGCGTACAAATGGTCAGCATGAATATATGGGGAAAACTTGCCGCTGGTATTATGGGCAAGACCCCAATAAAATCGTGTACGCATCAAATGGAAACAGTGTACCTAAATCGGAATTCGCGGAACCGTGTGGTAAACTGCCGAATGAATTCCCCAAAGATTTAAACCGTCAATGGTACATTGATAATGCACATGACGTTTTGCGTTCGTTAGGTGTTTAAAATAAAGCCCGGAATTAACCGGGCTTTTTAACTCACACCTTATGCAAAACTACCGGGAATGACATACCCCATCCGCTGCCGGTCTTGGACCAGTGATTGATACCGATCCACTGGCTACCCTGTTTGCGCTCCCCGTTACTGTCGGTGAACGCCGCTGGATAGGTGAACCCGACCTCATCACCCCGGCGAACGTCGCCAAACACCCATGACCCGCTACCGGCCCGGAACCGGAGTGCGTAGGGACGCCCAGCCTGTAGATAGATGGGGTTGTGATCGCGGTGATACCACGTATGATTGGCCGTCTCCGACCGTCCCAGTTTGGTCGGAGCCCATCGACTTTGGGATTCGGAGACGGACCCTTGCAGCACGACGGCTCCGCTGGTCAAATCGTCCAGATAATAATTGAGCGTTCCGGGTGACTGGCAAACGACAGCGAATGAAACCCCGTTGTATTGCCCCGCGTCGAGCGTATTAAACCGTTCCCGATATTCCGCACCGCCGGCAACGGTCCACGTTGAAACGTCGGTGCGGTAGCCACCTTCCATAATCCCGTTACCCAACGATTTACCATTTGAAAAATACAGTTGGAAAATCGGAGCCCAGTATTTATTAGCGTCAGCGCCACCGGTGAAGTTGCGGATATTGTCGGCGCTGACGCCAAAATGTGTCGCCAATTCCATATCCTTTAACCACGGTGAGCAACGCCCCATAGCGTTCGGACATTGCATATTGTTGGAACTAATATAGTTATCATTATTTCCCATCGGATTATCTTGGAATAGATGATAAATATTCCCGGCGGTTAATTGGCGCTTGTTTCTGAAAAACAACAGTGGGAACGACGCGCGGTTCGGAGTGTGGACGTCCAGTTGCGGCGTGTAAAGCGCTTCTCCGTACACATCCCAGACGGCGGGCTTACCACCGTTGTCCGAGCAAATGCGCCAACGGATTTGCCCGCCGTTGCCGCTAGAGTAGCCGGAACCCCCTTGCGCGTAGAATTTGAGCGCAGACGGTAGCGCCGTTTCAGTGGCACGGAACGAGAATGACGCAACATATCCGGAGCTGGTGCCGATCCGAGTATTCGCAAGCGCATTTAACACAAGCCGACCAGGGCCAACCAGTTTTTGATAAATCGCGGAGTTTAATTGTAGCGAGTTATTTGCAGGAATTGCCATTTTTAAATCCGAGTTTCACCCGGAATCCTCATTAGTTAAAGATGACAGACATTACCGAATACGGCGGGATTTGAATTTGACCGATCGAACCATTTGGTGATGTCCAGAATTCTGGGCGCATTTGCTCAACGTGCACATTCGTTTCACTCTGATTCATCGCGCCGCTTTCAAAACTTGCGACATAGCAGGTGCCAAAAGTGCGACGGTGCGAACCGCCGCTTCCGAGTGCGGGAATCACTACCTGAATTTCTTTCGTCACCGAACTATCGTTGACAAAAACGCCGGAATAGCTGCGACCGTCAGTCATCAGGATTCCAGAAACCCCGTCACCCTGTTTCAGCGAAGACGAACAAACCCATGAGCGGTAGCCAAGCCGCGCGACTTTAAGTACCTGCTGGTAAGCATGCGGCGTAGCCCGACCGCTGCGGACAGCATACATCGGGCCGCATGAATAGCCAATCGGCCAGAGTGCCAGTGTGGTTACCGACGGGCTTTGCATCGTCCCGAGCAAACCTTTCGCAAAATTCATCACGTTCGTGCGATTTGGTTGCGAATTCCAATAGTTCTCCAGTGAATTAGTACCGCCACCATTTCCGCGACCGACAAAATAGGTGTTAACGTCCCACTGACCATAATTGGTTTGCGGGTTGCTGCCGAAAGCCCAAAAGCCCGTCGACAGTCGCTTACTCGGCTGCTCAACGCCAATCGTCAGCGCTTGCCCGCGCAGGTTCGGGCTCGCACCCCCTGCGGTAGCCACATTGGGTGCGCTGCCGGGTTGTGCCGACACGGCTGGAATGTTGACGTTGGGTAGGTCGTATGCGTCCAGCACGCGCCCATACGTCGCGCCAGCATCGAACGAGTACGCCGCATCGCTGCCACCCGAGTAGTTGGGACCGCTGGGGGCCGGTGACGGTTGTGGCGCTGGTGCCGGGTAAGGCTGCACCGGCGCGCTGTCACCCGAGCCCGCATAGAACAGGAAATTCACATCCATATTGGTTTTGTGGATTGCCTGATCATAATACGGTTGCGGATTGTTCATCGCGTTAGCTTTTACGGAGCCGAACGAAACATACGCCGACATTAACGACAGGTTTTCGGGTTTGTCGGTCTGTTGGTCAACGATCATCATAATATCGTTAAGCGGTTTACCGTCATTTCGAGTATCCCAATCTTTGCGGGCTTGGTCTTGCTCTGCGGCATCGTCGCTGATAACCACACCATTGCGCACTGAAATGATCTTGGTCAAATACACCGGGTCGGTATCGGTCGCAAAGCGTTTGACCCAAAGCATTTGAGAATTGCGCCAGTCGCCGATAGAGTCAGCGAACGAACGCGGCCAGAAATTAGCGCGGCTGAAACCGGGTTGAATGTCACCGAACGTTGCTTGTCGCAGCCCGCCGTCATCGCCTTGCGACGGACCGGGTGCGGGAGCTGGGGCCGGCGATGATCCGCCACCGGAACCGCGCACGACGGATTCTGCAAAATTCGCACCGACCAATTTATCCTGATTAATCGTTGACCAATAATACGGGTCCGTATTAGTAACGTCAGCGCCGTTAATCGTGACTTCGGTGTAAGTGCGGTTTGCGATATTGCCCGGCAATTCCCCGTTAGTCTGCACAATTGCATAATATTTATTAGTGCGCGAACGTTCGGCAACTAACGAATTCATTTCCGATTGCACTTTCCAATCATCAACAACGTTGGAATTTTCATCGATTACCTTAAACGTGATGGTTTTAAACCCATCGATACCGGCATTCGACGTGTTTTTGATCCAAACAATATTACGGGTTGTTTTGGGCGTGATTGCTCCGAACGTACCTGCGGCAGCGCCGCCGGGTTGAGGCTGTGGCGACGGTCCGGGTGCGGGGGGTTGTGGCTGGGGAATGGGCGCAGGGGGTTGCGGCTGTGGTACATTCTGGACCAGTTGCATATTGTCCGCGTGGACGTTGGCTTCGGTCCAAGGTGCGACCGTGCCGATAGGCGCACGATTCAGCGACGCATATTTAACCGTCACGTTGGAAATATTAGCGCCGTCAGCATCGCCCGAATTCTCGAAATAGGGGAATTGCTTGAACCCGGACCATTCGCGTTCCGCGACCAGATTTTGATAGGAGGTGGACACCTCATTATCGTCTAATACGATGCCGTTTCTAACGACAACGAATTTGATGCGGTAAACATTATTGTTACTGTCATTCGCCATGATCTTAATTTGCACAGCGTTGATGGCCACACCATTTGACAGCGCACCAAACGTGCCAGCAGCGCCCGGGTTGCCGCCGGGTTGTGGCTGGGGTTGCGGCGACTGTTGCCCAGGCTGCACGGCGGGCGCATTCATATCGGGCAGCGGAATGCGTGTGCGGCGGAACGCGCTGATAGTCATGGCGCGGCTCAGACGGGACACGTCCGGTTTGTTCGACCCGTCATCACGACGCAGTGCACAATGGTAGAAGCGCTGCCATTCACGGCTTAATTTGGTAGTTGCCGACAGACCGAAACCCGGATACCACGCCAAAATTGCACCATCATTTTTCCATTTCCAGTCACCGCCCATTTGAAAACACGCGCGAGCGCCAGCAGGTGAATTCGGAGAAATACGCGCTTCGGCGGTGACTAAAATACCACGAATAGTTCCGCGTGCATATGCGCGAGCCATATCCAAATCACCAGTACCGCCGTGATAAATACCAGTCCTATCAGTATTGCCGACAGGAATCGGCACGCGGCAGAAACCATTGTGGTTAACGTGTGGCAAATCACCGCCGCCGCTATCGCCCATATCCCAGTTAAAGCGCGACGCCCAGCCGACATAATCGTTTTTATCGAAAAGCCACCAGTCGTCCGAACCTTCATACAGGAAGAAAATGCACATATTGCGCAAGTCCATGAACATTTCCCCGTTCCGGGCCGTGTTTCCGGTATCTTCCATACCGACGGTCCAGTTTTGGAATGTCTCAAATGGCGTCGACTTTTTGGCATTTAATAAACCGTAGTTTTTAATCGGACCCTCATGCGGCCAAGGTAAATTCCACCAGTTGTCCGACGGTTCCCACGTCCTTTGGATACCTTGTACAACGGCAGCGGATTTATATTGGCCTTCCTTATTAATGTTGCCGTTGGCAACCCAACCCGTCGGGCGAGCATCATTCATGCCGTTCGCAAGCCGGATGACCCGTTCTTTCTCGCTGTCGGACATCCACTGCGAGATAACAGGTGGCCGGGGTTGAGGCTGCGGGTTGGGTGCAGGCTGCGGATTCGGGCGCGGCAGGGGCTGGGGTTGAGGCTGCACACCACCGCCGCCCGGGTTCGGCTGGGGTTGTGGGATCGGTGTAGGTGTGGGCACCGGCACTGGTCGGGGTTGAGGCTTCGGCGCTTCCAACACGCGCTGACCGCCAGCGTTTGCTTTCCAAGGTATGTTCGTTTGCATAAATCGTCTACGGGAAATTGCGCGCACGTCGATTGCCTCCCGAATTTCGGCGCTGTTGAAAAATGCTACTAAGCTATATTCTTTCGTGACTTTAACGAGTTTGCCGACACCAACGCCGATATGCCAGCCTCCGCGACCCGTTGTTGCGTTGTAGTCAGTGCCGTTCAGTGCTTCATCGGTTAAATAGGAAGCATCGATAGCCACACTGGCGGCGAGTAAGTCGCGCGACGAAGCGTGATATTTAACGTCAGCGACAAACATTAAGCCTTCCAAATTCTGGCCATTGACGATTGCATTGCTAAAAACGGTAACCGCTTTATAGGCTATTTTTGAATCCGGAAGGGGTTTCGGAAGTTTGAACGTTATCTCATTAGTCGCCGCGTCGGTGACGGTATGCGTGTAATTGGCGATATATTTTCCGTCGGGATGCATGCAATTTACCGCAAAGTTTTCGGCTTTTAGTTCGTGCGCAATTTCCCATTTATCTGAACCTTTATACAGTGCATAAATAACGGGATTACGAACGGATATTTTAAGGCCGTCATCCGGATATCCGAACAAATTGTTAGGATAGAAGTTGATTGACGGCCAAACATTATTTTGCCATTTATCTAAATGATCGTTAAACGCCGCGTCGTCGCGGTACGCTTGCGCCCACCAGTTGCGACGTTGACTGACGATATTTCCGATTTTCAGATAGCCGCCTAATTGCAATGTGGCTTCCTTGGCTTGACCATCGTCGCCATTTTGCAGCGTATTATCATAAGCGGATTTATCCCACACGACGGGTTTGGTTTCGTTCAGACCAGCCGACAGCGACATAATTTCCAATTTGATAGCTTCCGTCGCGTAGGTGTCCGTTGATAGCACGGGTCCGCCAGGTCGCCCTGGTTGCGACGGCTGATCCGGGTTTGGTGTGGGCGCCGGATTGCTTCTGCTGTTGTTCGTGATGTAGCCTGCCGCCTTGTCAGTCTCGCCAATCTGGAATGACCACACAAACGGCTCCCAGCAGTTAACGCGTGTATTGCCGTTCTGGTAATACGATTCAACTTTAACGGTAATCCAAGTACCGCGTGCTAACCGAAAATCGGGTAACTGGAAAATCTCGGAATTACGGGTTAGGCGCGACGACAGCCGGAACGGTGCGTCGGTTTGCTTGCCGAGATACAACGTCAAATCAACGTAATAGTTAGCGTCCAAATCATGCTGGCCATACATTGTAAAGAAGTTATTCGTACCGTACGCCATTCGACGGCCGACGTTATACCATGAAATAGTCAACGCTTTAGAATCGCTGACCGTTTCAGGGAAGAGCATGCTATTAATTTCAACGTATTTTGGTGGGCGGGGTCGGTCGCGTCGATTGTTTGTGGTAATCGTCACAATCGGGTTGTTTTGTGCATCGTAAATATGCTGGTGATAATCGCTCATTGGAACAAATTTAAAATTGTATCGATAGTTAGGGTTTGCATCATTTTTAGCTATTGCGCCTTCAAATTCCTCAAAATCGGATGATTCATGAAAAATGCGCAGTTTGGTCCCAGCGGGCCATTCCTTCGGCATCGTGTCGAAACAACCGCGTTCAATCGTCGGGGTTGTCGTCGTGAATTCGCTATCGCAAGCAACAAATTCAGTACCTAGCAAAGCCACGCGCGAATGATTACCACTTTTTGCGAAACTAATGCCACCGGGTATCGTTATCTTCGTGTCCCATGGTTTAACCGGGTCAACAATTTCAGTCGTTGTGACATAGCGCATGATTGCCTGCGTTTTATCGGGGAACGCAGTATCAATTACCTTGTATTTGGTTTCAGTCAAATTGCCGCCGGCCCGTTTCGATGCGAGCGCAGCGATTACAGACACTCTAGGATTTGGCTTGCTATGATTCGGCTCCGCATATGGCAGCTCTAACAGTACCGGATCGGCGATATCCGTTACTCGTTTTCGTTCCTCATCCCATTTGTCAACGGGTGGATTAAACAATTGCGATTTAAAACTAAACGCATCCTGCACGGCCATGATTTTAATCATGCCGTTTTCCAGCGTACCGTATTCGATGTTTACGGCACGCATCGTCAGATTACCGATGCCGTCGCGCGGCCATGCTAAGTCAAAAATCTGCCCGATATTAATATCAGACGCTTTGCGGTTGCAATAAATGGTACAGGATGCCAGCGGTGTCGAAAGCGCGCGCAGGTCACGTTCTGCCGCACGACGGGCGTTACCCTCATCGGTGAAACCGGTGTAGTCCCGTGTTGACGCAACGATACCGATTTGGTCCGCCAGCGCCAGATTATGCACTGTGGTCACCCGAACCGTGTCGGATTCGCCGGCGGAGTATTTAACAGATACGGCGCTAATCAGCTCTCCGACACTTGGGCGTTTGAAATTGGTGATTTTTAAAACGTTCGTTTCGTCGAGTTTTTTGCGATTCACAAAGTTATTATCTTCGCGCACCAGCGTTAATTTAAATAAGCCGGTTTTGGTGTCCACATACAGGATGCCGTCAATATGGGAAACGACTGTTTCAATGAAGTCTTCAATTTTCGACGTTTTGTCCCACAGCATCGACATACCCATATTTTCGGCGTGTAGCGTGTCGGCGGCTGCCCGGAACGCGGCGTCATCGATATCCGAAGCGGAATACCCCATACCGAAAACAGGGTCAGTAATGCACTCGTAGAGAATGTGCGCAGGGTTCATATCGTTCCCAATTTCGCATTTCTCAAGGTACCAAATGCGCGCACCCTCGCTGCTGGTGTGGCGACGGCGGCGAACGGTGAACGCGAATTCTGGCAGGTAGGGGCGCGTACCGATGTAGCTTTTGTGAATCAGGATCGATGCAACCCCGCGATATGCTGGAATCGCATCACCAAGCATCCGTCGTAGATATGGGGCAGTACCTTGCCACGGGGCACCTGGTAGGAATTCAATCCTACCTGAAAAACCGCCGTCTTTTTGAACGCCACCTAACAATTCGGGTTTGTGTAAATCAACATAATTGCCCGTATCTTTTAACGACGCACCAGTTTCCCCCCAGTGCCATAGTGTCTTATTGGCAAAATCGATTTGTAGAAGATCGTCAATCGGCCCAGCGCACAACCCAAGGTGCAGACCGGCCCAGTAAAACACCACGCCATCGGTACCGTCGCCCGGCTGCGCAGACTGATCACCAAACCATAAAACGTTAGGCGATTTGATTCGTTTGGTTCCGAACAATACGGGAATTTCCCGACCGCTTTCGCTGGTCGGTTTTTGGAATTCCTGAATACCGGTCGGACGTTGGCGCGGGTTGGGAATTTTCGGCCGTTGTTTGGCAGAAATGAGTAACGATGCGACGAAAAACGCTATCTGTAACCACATTACAATGCCCCTTCAAATGGGTTTTTAATCGGAATATACGGGAAGCCGCCAAAATTGTCCGTGTTATGGAAGTGCCGTTGGCACGTCTCAATCGTTTTGTCACAACCCGCATAGATGGTTGCTGACCGGATTGTATCATCCTTGTAAGGCGGGTCAAAATGGATAAGCGTATTCGTATAGCCAACAATCGAGCGGCGAATTTCCCCATTGATAACCACATATCCGCCGACAGGGTTGTAATGCCAGCCGCCCAAACCCTCATGCCAAATGCCGGTAGCGTCGGAGCGGGTGACACGCAACTCTTTCGCAAAATTATCACGGTTAACGCGGCATTGACGCCCGTACAAAGCGTGCCGGCACGACAGATTATATTGTTGCGACAATCCCTGCCGCTGCACCGATGTAAAAATGGATTCGCATTGCAATTCGATGCGTTCGTTAGCGAGCGCTGCGCCGACTATACGCCCGCGCCAAATGGTGACGTTCTCATACGTAGCATCGTTTCGATGAACACGATTAATACGGACGCTAACAGGATATTCCAAACCGACGGTAACGAGTTTGCGTGCAAACTCATCGTTAGACGGCAAAGTAATTGTCATATTACTTTTGATGCTGTCAGTCGTGTTTGTGACGGCAGATCGTTCGATAGGTAATGAAATAACCTTTACATTACCGACCGTGAACCCTTTATCGTCCGATGATGTGTAGTGCAATGTAATATTTCCATATTGGAACGTATACATTTCAAACGGTGCGCCATCGTGCGTACTATTTTCGTATTGTTGATATCCCATGCTTAAGCCTGAATCGGAATTGAAATTGCTATGAAGTTTATCGATGCGTTTCCGTTGCTATCGAATTTAACAGTAACTTCGTCGCTATCTAAACGAACGTATTCCATAAATGCCGTTATGATGATATCAGAAAGCGCGGTATCCGTCGCAATCGTCGTCGTTGTCGTTAGGTTCGATTTACCGTCTGCGGTGTCAGAGACCGACGCAGCTTCAATAAATTTGTATTTATATTGACAGCCGTCTTTAACCCAAATACAAATCCGATTGTTGGCGAAGCGGTCACCCCAGTAAATACGCTCACATTTAATGGTATTGGTATTCGCTTTAATATCGGCGATAACCTTGATATTTTTGCCCCAAAGCGGCAGCCAGAATGGTTTAAGCCGGCCGCGCAAATAATGTACGAATCCTAACAGTCTTTCCAATTCATATCCAACTTTTACGCGAATAGTAAACGAATAGCGCGACTGTTTGAACGAATAGCGCGGACGGAAATACGGGCTTGCAATTTCGTTATCAAGCGAATCAACTTCCCGCGTATACGAATGCTGCGCGCCATCGTCCGAAGTGTGGTAATTCTGCAGGACCGGATCGGGGCCGATGGTCTGATAGAACGTTCCAAGCGGCCAAATGGGCGGCGGATCGTCGCCGATCCATTCGCATGACGCATTAACAAATTCGTTATGCGACAAATCAAATTGGATACCAGACGATAATCGCCCGCTCCATTGCGGGGCGATTAAACA